CCTCTTCATTGTACTTCATAAGTGTCAATAGAGTCTTCATTATTATATTCGGAATCCTCTCCAGCGTCAACCTTAGTATAAAGGTCAAGGAAGGATTGCTTGGTGTCATCGTCGAAACGATTGATGCAATTAGTAATTGCTTTGATGCGATCACTAAAGATATCTTGTGCCTGCACAATATGCACCAGGCGGCGGGTGGTGATAATCTCATCGCATCCACCATCATAGAAGGTCTTGCGAATTGCACCTGCCCACTTCACAAGGTTATCTGCAAACTGCTCCTCAGCACCATTGTTGATGAGGATCTTGGTTTCAGTGGTGGCAGTAGGATAGTCCTGCTCAAAGGTAACAGGGAAACGCTCAAGGAATGCTTCATTGAGCACATTGGTGCCAACAAAACGACCATCATCACTACCCTTACCCTTAGTGTTTGCGGTAGCAAAGATAGTAAAACCAACAGCGGGTTTGACATACTTACCAATCTTCTTCAAGAAGAGACCCTTCCCTTCAAGCACAGACTGCAGGCACAGGATCTTGTTAGAAGCAAGGTCAACTTCATCTAGAAGCAGCACAGCTCCCCTCTCCAGAGCCTCCACAACGGGTCCGTTGTGCCAGACAGTTTCGCCATCAACAAGACGAAACCCACCAATAAGATCATCTTCGTCAGTTTCAATGGTGATATTGACACGAATCATCTCCCTATTTAGAGCAGCACACGCCTGCTCCACAGAGACAGTCTTACCATTTCCTGACAGACCAGTGATGAAAGTCGGGTAAAAACGACGAGAAGAAATAATCTTCTTCACATCAGAGAAGTTACCAAACGGGACATAGTTTGGATCTGCATCTGGCACAAAGGATTGCTGCACAGATCCTTCGGCATCGCTCAGTTGCTTTTCAAGTTGCTCAGCGATAGTCAGATTCCACTTGCCACGACCAGACTTGTAATCCTCCAGACGTTTGCAAGCAGTAGGGTAGGACATACCAAACTGACTAGCAGCACGACGGACGTGATCAGCACAGACTTCAGTGCCAAAATCATTCACGAGGGATTCTACAATCTGGGCAGTGGTGACTTCAGACTTGCGGGGCATTGCTCTCCTTTGATTACCTTGTAATTATAGCAGAAAACCTGGCGAGTGTGCCAGGTCAGTGGACAGATGGTCAATCGAACACAGCTGTCACCCCGATGATTGTGCATCCTGGGTTTCGTGCCAGTGCGACCTTTCTGGCATCTTCATAGTCTCTAGCAATTACAATCTCATCAAAGACTATACCTGCTTTATAGAGTTGAACTTTACACTTCATTTGCCATGTTTTTTTAATGTTGCTTGCCAAAATTCTGTAGTGAAATGTTGACCACCCTCAAGACGTGCAACTTCTTTGCCGTCTTCATCAAATGCTAGAAGGGTAGGTGTCTTATCAATTCTATTGTCCTTAGCGTATTGAGACCACTCCTTAGTTTTTGGATCAATGCAGTCAACAAGTTCAACTACATTTTCCCATCCATGATTTTTTCTAAGGAGCCACTCTCCATACATGCAAGAACGACATCCTTCTTGCATAAAATACTGAATTTTTGTCATGCGATTTGCTCAATAAATGCATTAAGAATAGTTTTGTTGGTCATCTTAGATCCCATATGTTTCTTGAAAGCGCGAGTAAGTTCTGCTTTCGTAGCAACTTCAGACTTCTGTTTGACTTCAAGGTCTTGAGAAGACTCACCGATGCCACGATCGGGCATATAGAATGCTTCCGTAAATCCTGCTTTGCCTTTAATTGAAGCAAAGCGTTCTTTCTTCCACTGCTTATCGATGGTAGAAAGTTCATCGTATGCAAATTCTTTGACCAGACGAGTCAGGTCTCCTTTGTTGCAGATACGAATACCAATCCAGTTGTAATCGGTAATCTCACGATAGAAAGATACAATCTCCTTTGTTGTAGCCCAAGGTTGAGATGAGATGCGACGAGTATAACCAGTCTTAGGATCACGCAGGAAAAAGATTTTTCCACGTTGATGACACAAGTATGTATAACGTTTTGTCTTGTGTGAGTAGTATCGACGATCTTCAGGAATATCCTGAACATAACTCATGGGATTTGCTTCACCATCAGTTAGGCAAATAACGTTGACTTTCTGAACATTTTCAGTCTTCTTCATGTTAGCAACAATGCCACGAGTCAAATAAATTGCTTCGGACAAAGGAGTGCCACCAAGAGTATACTTGGATGCATGAGGAATACGCCATCCTGCCATAGCAAACACCTGAAGATATACCAGTTGCATAGATTCTTCTAGACTCTTTGCATTTTGACGAGAAGAGAAGAACTCAAACAATTGAAAGTCTTGTGCAATAGCGAGTTCATTCAAATCCTGCCCAATTTCTTCCTCCTGATCCAGATGCTGATAACCAGATTGGAAACCAAAGACGCGAAATGGAATGCCAGATTTTTTACAAAACCAAATAAGATTGTAGGTCTGCTTCAGAGTATCAAGCAACTGGTGCTGCATAGAACCAGACCAGTCAACATGCATCACTAGACCATGATTCTTGCCTTCAGGAATGATAGTGACTTTCTTGAAGATATCCTCAGTCAGTTTGTACTTATGCAAGGAGTTGGTATCAATCACACCAGTCTTTGAAGTTGCTGCACGCTTGTACTCATCAGCAGACTTCTTCATTTCAAACTGCTTGCACAGATAATTAACTGTCTTCTGAGTATCTTTTTTGAATTTGTTGTAATGATTCAAACAATACTCAAGATTACCATAGTAATAATCTTTCTGATCATCATTCTCAAACTCTCGGGTATAGAAGTGTTCTCGAAGTTCTTCTGCAACTTGGTTGCATGGAATCATATACTCATTCAAATCGGGATTAGGAATACTAAGATAAATCCATTCCTTTGCATTATCGTCAACCATGCTTTCAAGTGACTCTTGCAAAGCAGCGTCGGTTACAGATTCGGTTTCGTCAAAGTCAGGATCATCGCTGCCATCCATACCCTCTCCTTCGTAAGAAGGAGTATCTAGATCAGCAGCATCACTCTGTTCTTGCTCACGACGCTCTGCTTCCTCAAGCATTTCTTCATGAGTCATCTCTTCTTCCTCAGAAGTTTGAGGTGTGACCTCTTGCTCACTATCTGCTTGCTTGTCACCATCAGGTGTCTGAGGTGCTACCATAGCATTCTTTTCATCCTGCTTATCTTTAGCATACTCATACAATTCATTTGCAAGATCAATAACATCCTGAAAAGAATTAGTGGCAGCAGTTCGCTCAACCCAAACCATTTCGGAATCGGAAAAAGGAATGGCGTTGTTACCTTTGAAGTAAAGATTGATACGATCAATCAGAGGAAGTTTGGAAACATCTTGAGACTTGACTCCAAAGAAATCCATGTCCCAAAGTTGCTTGTATCCTTCAAAGAAAGATTTGCGAAGACCAGGATAGGTCTGCTTCATCATCTTTTCAATACGAGCATCTTCTAGAACATTGACAAAAGATTTGGGAGCAAGTCCATGACCAGTGTTAGGGGTATAAAGAGCATGACCAACTTCATGCCCGACCAGAAGATCATAGACAACACTAGAAGCGGTCTTCCAAATAGGCAAGCAGAGAATACGACGCTCAACATCGAAGTAAGCAGTGCTGACCTTCCTGTGCTCAATCGTCAGGTTCTCAGTTGCCAGCAGTTTGGCAAGCGTACCTTTGACTTCTTGATTGATCATGCCCTTCGTTTGACTACCCTGTAATTATAGCACACCTACAATGGCGTGGTCCACCAGTGGTGCAGTTTTCTGATTGTCCCAATGTCGGATCACCCCTGCCACAATAAAACAATTAGTAACGAGATAAGAAACAAGTATAATGCTCCGTATGACAGCCACGTAAGTGTCGTATGGTTTGGTTTTATCATCCGAGAAACTACCGAGTGAGTATTTCCATACTCTAGCTATCGTCCGACATTTTGGAAAAGTCATTGATTTTCTCAAACTTAATAGTTCGTAAGAATTTATCTACCAAAATTTCACCTTTGTGGGAGATGACAAAGACATTAGTGCCATTACCAAGACTGC